GAAAAGTACAAAGAACTTTTTACAACTAGACTTCAAGAAGATAGTCAGGCAGCAGGGAAATGGAAAACTGATCAAGGCGGAGAATATTTTGCAGCTGGTGTTGGTGGAGCAATTACAGGTCGTGGTGCTGATCTATTAATTATTGATGACCCGCACAAAGAACAAGATGTTCGTGCAGACGGTAAAGCTTTTGAAAAAGCTATGAACTGGTACACAGCAGGTCCACGTCAACGTCTTCAACCTGGAGGAGCTATTGTAATTGTAATGACTAGATGGTCAACTAAAGATGTAACTGGTCAATTACTAAAAGCACAATCTGAAGAAGGTAGTGATCAGTGGGAAGTTGTAGAACTACCAGCAATCCTACCAACAGGAAAACCTGTGTGGCCAGAATTTTGGACTAGTGAAGAATTACTTAAAACTAAAGCTTCTATCCCAGTCAGCAACTGGCTAGCTCAATATATGCAGAACCCAACTTCTGAAGAAGGAGCAATCCTCAAAAGAGATTGGTGGCGTGACTGGACACAGAAATATCCACCGCCATTAGACTATATTGTACAATCTTATGATACTGCATTTACTAAAAAAACTACATCTGACTTTAGTGCTATAACCACGTGGGGAGTCTTTACAACAGAGGATTCAGGACAAAATATAATACTACTCAACGCATTTAAAGATCGATTTGACTTTCCAGAACTCCGGCGTGTAGCATTGGAAGAGTATCGAGATTGGAATCCTGATATGGTAATTGTGGAGGCAAAAGCTTCTGGACTACCTCTGACCCACGAATTGAGACAGATGGATATCCCAGTAATTAACTTTACTCCTAGCAAAGGAAATGATAAACATACAAGATTAAACTCCGTAGCTCCGCTCTTTGAGAGCGGAAAAATATGGGCGCCTATGCATGAGCATTTTGCACAGGAAGTTGTAGAAGAATGTGCAGCTTTCCCATTTGGAGAATATGATGACTATGTCGATAGTACGACACAGGCCATTATGAGAATTAGACAGGGTGGTTTGGTTCGACATCCTGAAGACTATCAAGACGAGCCTATTGTAAGAGGACAAGTAAAGTATTATGGTTAAACAACTATTACCAAAAGCTGGAGAAGCAATATTACAGTTATTCAATAAACTAGGTGGGAACATGAACAATGTCCTCGGTTCCCGATCCAACATTACTTTTTTAGGAAAGGGTAAAAATCCTGAAGGGTTCATCGACGCTGACATTAATATCGACGCAATCGGTGTTCTAGGTAAAGATAAAATCTTATCGGAATTAGAAAGTTCTATCGGCTATCTGACCGCTGGTAAACTTAACGATGTTCAAGCAAACAAGCTTTACGAAAACATGTTAAAGGTCGATGAAGTATTTAATCCAAAGCAAGTCGCAAATATCACTGACCTGGCAACAGGGACCAGGAACCTGGACCAAGAAGGTTTGATGTCTTTAAGATCAAGAGTAGATGATATAGATTTACCAGAAGGTGTTGATCCAAGAGATACAATATTACCAATGCGTTATATAGAAGACATAGAAGATCTACCACCTAAAATAACAGACGATACTGTGTTTGGTTTAAAAGATTACGACACGTCAGGAATGTCAGATGTTAAGAAAAGAGTAATTCAATTAGAAGAAAAACTTGGTAGTTTAAATGCAGCCTCACCAACTTTTAAAAAAAGAGCAGATGAAATTATAGAAGAACTTGCAAGATTAAAAGGTGAAGACTTGGCACCTGTAGGTTCACGTGGCGGAGCAGATGATATTGCAGCACCAGTTCAAGATGCTGAAACAACAATTAGAAATTTAGAGGCACAAGATCCAGAACTAGCTGCACAATTTAAAGCTATGATGATAGGTGGCAATCAAGGTAGCACTCCTGCTAAACGTGCAACTGCTAGAGAGTTTTTAGTAGAAGCTTTAAAAGAAGGCGATGATTTTGCAGCTGGTAAAACTTCACTTAGCGATGTCATATCTGAAGTAGATTTAAAATATATTACTGAAGGTGGTGGCGGAATTGGTGGAGACCCATTATTATTAGTTGAAAAATATTTTGGTCCAAGAATTAGAGAATTAATTCCTGAAGGTGCAAGTTCAGAAGAAATTGTAATTTTTACTAAAAGAGTTTTAAATAACGTAGTGGATGCTGGAGGTAACAGACCAACTGATCCAAAGTTTGATAGATTGACTGCAACATTTATTGATGAAACTCAACCTCTTGCAGATGGTGGACGTGCAGGATTTTTTGGCGGTGGTTTAGGTAGACTTGGTAAAACAGGTTATCAAGCTATTCGTAAATACGGTATTGAAGCAGAAGACATAACAGATTTATTTAAAAGTTTAGCAACAGACAAATCTTTAGTTGGTAAAGAAAAAACAGAATATTTTAAAATGTTAAATCAAGTTTTAAAAAACCCAGACGACTATCCAGATGGCGTTAGAGAAATACTAATAAGATTAGGTAAGCCGGTTGATTTTAAAAAAGGTGGACGTGTAGGGTTAAGAGATGGACTTCTTCCAAATGTTTTACAACACGGATATTTTATGGAAGAGAAAGCTCCACCACGTACAGAAAAATTAGATACTATAAAAGAAATATTTGAGGAAGACACTCCGAATATACAAGATCAAATAGATTTATCAGAAGGGTTTACATTATCGCCTATAACTATTCTTAGAAGACTTTTGGCTGATATAGAAATTGAAAAAACAAAAAAAGCTGATGGTGGTAAAGTTGATTTTAAAAGTGGCGGCCTAGCTAAGATCCTGGAGGTCTAATGCCAATTACAACCGCTCCTAAAACTTATACTTTTGCAAAAGAATCAGAAGCTTTTAAAACATGGTTTAGAAAGTATTATCCAGGTATAGATTATGATGAACTTTATTCTGAAGATAAAAGTTTATTAAGACAAGCTTTTAAAGCCGGGGTAAAACCTGTTGATGGACCTGCAACAGTAACTAGAGAAAAAAGAGCAGCAATTAAAGCTAAGACAATAAATTTTAACAATTTAGCTGAAAAATTAAATATAAAAAGAGATAGTCTAGCTACTAAATTAAATAATAACAAAGAAAGATTTTTAGAAAATTTAAAAAAGTCTGGCATCAAAGTTACGATGATAGGAGACCAATATAGATTTGGTAACACTTCAGATACTAATATAAATAAATTTGCTAACAATATTAAAACTAAACCTAAATATTCAACAGCTGTTTTAAATAGTAAAGCTCAAATCTTACATTCAAAAAATTTTAACCAACTAGATGAAAAACAACAAAAAACTATTAGAGCAAAATTAAGTGCTGGAAGCCCGTTTAAAAAAAGAACTTTCTTTACTGCGTTACCCGATGGCGCTAAAGAAAAAGTATTAAAGGCATTTCCTGATGCAGATTTTGATTTAAGTAAACATGGCTATGATCCTAAATCTATTGAGGGCAGAAATAAAAATGCTAACGTAAAAGATTTTATAGATAGAGGCTTTAAATTTAGAAAATTTAAACCACTTCCTGTAGCAAAACAAAGAGAGGTCATAAATACTTTTACAGAAATTCCAGCAGATCAATGGGACTTTAAAATGTTTAAATATGGTATTCCATACAAAGGACAAGAAGCTTTAACACAAAGAATTATTACCAAAGTAAATGAAACTAAACCTTATCGTTATGGTTTTCAAACATTGTCTCCAGGTGGTTGGATGCTTACTCAAATGGATAGAGCGGGAGAAGTACATGGTAATACTAACTATAAACCTATTTTAAATAAAGAAACTAATAAAGTTATTGGAGTAAAAGAAAAAGGAACTAATTATTATGCAAATGAAAACGTAGCACCTCGAGGAGCTAAATTAATTACATCACACCCTAAATTTAAAGAAGTTCAAAAAATTGTCGACATTGCAAATATTGCAAAAGTACCTCTAATGTCACGAACCGATGCAGCAAGTAAATCTTTGTTAACTTTATTGCCAGAAGGATTTGATAACAGCAGAGTTACATTAAGTAATTTATTACAATATATTTATAAAGACAAAGGTCTTGTAGCTGCTCAAAATGCAATTGAAAAACATCACCTTAATCCTTTGAAAGCAGGAGGAGATCCTATAAATCCAAAAAATTTAATGTTGTTAAGAAGAGATGTAAACAAACTTGCTGAAACAGTTGATGCACAAATTAGAGCTACTGGAGATTTTTCAAGAGTGCCTGAACTAGAATCCTTAAAAGCTAGAATAAGTATAGGAGGACAAATAGAAGGCGCAGGTTCTATGGACCCTAGAAAATATATTTTGTCTCAAACTGAAGAAGCTAGAGATATTATTCAACAATATAAACCAAAACAAATTGAAGATCTAAGATTATTTATTTCTAAACTTAGACCGGGAACTAAATCTTTTGCAAAAATTTGTGGATTAACAAAAGCGAGTGGTGGAACAGTTGAAAGTTGTATAGAAAGATTTGATAACGACCCACTAGGGAATACTCAAAAAATTGCTAACATGGATGCTGAAACTCCTGTGTTAAGTAAAATGAAAAACACAGCAACTAATTTTTTACAAAGTCCATTTGTAAAAGGTGCAGGTAGGTTTGGTGCCTTGGCCGCGGTCGGTGCTGCCGGAGCCGCTGCTGTTAAAACATTTATGAACGATGACCCAACAACTTATCTATCAAACGAAGAACAACAAAAAAATATGTTGATCGATATGGTAACAGGAAAATTAGATGATACACCAGAAGAAAGTCCTGCAATATTAGATTACCAATTACCAGTTCTTGGAGCTGGTGCTGTAGCAGGAACTGCAGCAGTTGCACCATCAACTATTGAAGCAGCAAGAAAAGGAGCATTAGGTGCAAATAAATCTGGAATTACGAAGACAACATTAAAAACTTTAGGAAGAGGTTTAACTGCTTTAGGTACACCAGCTGGTCTACTTGCAACTGAACCATTATTTTTAGCCGGTCAGATACAACAAGGAGATTCATTAACTGACATTGCAACCAATCCAATGAATTATTTAGGAGCTGCTTTCGTGGGCCCTGCAACCGAATTTGCTACCAAAGGATTAAATCCTATGATTGCAAAAACTATGAGACTTGGAATTAGTCCAAATGTATTAAAAACTGTGTCTAGAAGATTTGGTTTACCAGGTCTTGCGTTATCTGCTGGTATCAGTGGTTACGAATTGTTTGATGATTACAGAAACAAAAGAGGTATGTTTAGCAATGAAGAATAAAACTCTTGTTGCAAATATGCAACACGTCAAGTGGAACCAAATTCCACCACTTAAAGGACCTGACTCACAGGGGTTGAATGTTCCTACAAAACAGGTTACAACAATAAAGAACTCGGAGAATATAAATGGCAGATATAGACAAAGCCCTACCAAACGTAGAGACTGAAATTAAAATACCTGGACAAGACGAAATCGTCGAAGCTCAACAAGAAAATATTGAAGAGCAAGTTGGACCAGATGATATACAAGTAACTCAGGAAGAAGATGGTAGTGCAACAATTAATTTTGATCCAGAAGCAATTAATGCAGGTGGTGGTGAATCCCATTTTGATAACTTAGCAGAATTATTACCAGAAGAAATTTTAGGTAAATTAGGTTCTGAACTTGCAGCAAATTACAATCAATATAAATCCTCTAGAAAAGATTGGGAAGATAGTTATACAAAAGGTTTAGACCTTTTAGGATTTAAATATGAAAATCCAACTCAACCTTTTCAAGGAGCAAGTGGTGCAACACATCCTGTTCTTGCAGA